TCTCCGATATGGGAAGCGCGTCGAATCGTGACAAGTTCCTGAGGGGATGGAGTACGGAGGAACGGAAACTTGAGCCGGAGGCTGTGTGGAACTACCTCAAGAAAAACACCACCAAAGAGGATTGGGATTTCATCGAACATCTTGGTGAGATTCATTCGGAGATCTTTGATCTGTTGAAGGATATGATCCGTGACGAGCATGGGGTGGTTCCAGATTCCATCGCACTTGAGCCCTTCGTTGATCCTCATGGAGTGACGAGGAAGGGTTGGTATTCGCCGATGATGTACGACATTGCCCTGCTCCAGATGAGCAAGAAGCTGACGAACACTCAGTTGTTGGATATAAACACCGCAACTGGGTTGATGGGGAATGGATTCCTCAAGCACACAACCGCTACCGGAGCGGAGATCGAACGAACTGCGTACGCTGGACCGACGGACCTTTCTCTCGCCCGACTTCCACAGAAGATGACACAGGTTCTGTACGACGCTCACATGCGTCCGTTTGTGGTGAACACTGGGAAGTTCCTTCGAGATCCAAGGATCAGGGATGCGATTAGAATAAACGCTGGAAAGGCGAAACTTGACGCGTTGGATAGTTGGTTGAACGACATGATTGGCGCGAGTCGAGGGCAGATCACCGCTGCGGACTCCGCATTTGCATCGGTGGTGGAGTTCCTTCGGCGGAACATCGCAGCGCAGTTGATTGGATTAAGCATCCGTACTGCGGAGAAGCATGGTCCATCGGCGATGATAGCATCAATGGCGGATGTTGGGGTTAGGAATGTAGCGAGGGAGATGATTAACCTCGCTAGGACAGATCCGAAGACGATGGAACGTGGGTGGAATTACTCGAATGAGAGTTTGGAAATCCAACGGCGGACGCAGCACTTCGTAGATCAATTCGGTGGCCAGGTTGAGATGCTTCGATTTGGAAGTCGTGGATTCAAGGCTTGGCGGAATTGGATGCTGGAGCATTCGTCATTCATGGTCGCGTACTCGGATCTGCTTTCAACAAAAGCAATGTGGAACGCTTCGCACAAGGATGAAATGGCTCGACTTGCGGAGGAGCGACCAGGGGTGGATCCAGAGACATACCGTGGCGAAGCAATGGACATTGCCGACCATGACGTTCGCTCCGCACATGGTTCGACTTCCCTTATCTCTCGCGCTGGATTGATGCGGAAGGGCGCGTTTGGGAGAAACTTCGTTACCTTCTACACCTACTTCGGCCAGATGCTACAGAGGGAAATCGAAGCAGCGTGGAGGTCAAGATGGGCAGTGAAGAATTTGAAGGAGGGTGATAAAGCGTTAGCTTGGTCCAACACCAAACGTGCCGCAGCGTTGATTGCGTCGTCGACCATTGCACCTGCGATAGTTGAGGAGTTGGTTGCCCCACTTTGTACGAAGAAGGATTCTTGGGGGAAGTGTGTTGGGAAGGAAGTTGCCAACGCTACAACCATGACCATCCCAGTCGTACGTGAAGTAGTCCATGGGCTGCTTTATGGGGAAGTTGGGATGGGGATGATGGATACTGGATTTAAGGAAGCTTCAGTTGCAGTCAAAGACCTTGCCCATGGAGCGAAGGCGTTTGACAATGAGAGATTTGGCACAACAATGAGGGATCTTGAGAAGCTAACATTGGGAGTGTTTGCTGGAGTCCCAGATGTAGTCGGAGACGGATTAAAGACTATCTGGGACTCGATGCATCGGACGAAGGAAACACCACGAACTCCGTCGGAGGTTTATAAAGGAGTGACGACTGGTCGGCCTAGAGGGGAGCCTGATATCATCGGCCAGGGCATTGAAGCAATCACAGGTGAAAAAGGTCGAAGGCAATGACTAAGTGGTTGCTCTTGGCATTGAATCTGATCGTGGTTCATGGACCCAACAACCAATACCTAGAAATCAACATCGATAAAATCTCCAGCATCCGCACACCCCAACCCTCAGCACATTTCCCCAGAGGCACCCATTGCCTGATTACAATGACCAACGGGAACTTCAATGCGGTTATGGAAACGTGTGCGATGGTGGATAAGTTGATAAAGGAAGTAAGGTCACCACCTGGTTAATGGAGGAAGGCAGATGAATCCGATGGAATACTTGAAAGCTGTGATAGCTGCGGTTGGGGGAACGGTGTTTCCGCCAATTACCAACTGGCTTGTAACCTTCATCCCTGCTCCAACGCAGGTGCAGACTGCTTTGTCAATCCTAGCAGTAGCCCTGCTCACTGGAGGTAGCGTGTACGCAGTGCCAAACAAACCACCAGCAGGAGGTAAGTGATGATCAGTGAACCCCTTGTTCTCGACCTGAGCCATTGGGAAACGGTTGATAGTTGGGAGGAAGTGAAGAACTCAGGAATCGTAGGGATTATTTATAAGGCCACCGAAGGCTCGTCTTACACCGATGACACGTACGAGGAGGCAAAGGACGGAGCGGAATCCGCAGGCCTCCTATGGGGAGCATACCACTTCCTCCGTCCTGGCGACATGCTACAGCAGGCTCGATTCTTTGTTGATGTTGTCGGCACTGGGTTGGATCTTTACTGTGCTGACCATGAAGACTACGGAGTCTCGATTGAAGAACTTAAGGAATTCATGCTCGAGGTCCTCCGCATGACTGGCAAACACTGCATCCTCTACTCTGGTCATGTGCTCAAGGAGCAAATTGGCAACAGCACGGATGAAGTCCTTGGGAAATTCAGGCTTTGGATTGCCCACTACACAGGCAATAGCCAGCCAGATTGGCCAAAGCAGATATGGCCGCAGTGGTGGCTCTGGCAATACAGCGAGACTGGGAAGGCTCCTGGGATCAGTGATGAAACGGACCTTAATCGGTATAGTGGCGCAGGGCCAAGCCAGCTCACTCATGAATGGTCTCGGTCGATGCAAGACTAGCCTCCCTTCCAAGTCCAGCGAACTTCTTGGGTAACCCTATCATACCCCATACGATGGATGAGTTTTGCATCTTCCATATGAGCGAGGTAATGTGGGAATGTGAGCAACGACACACGTTGGAGAAGGAAGTGCTTCAGCTTCGAATCTGTAACTCCCTTCTCCCCTGTAATGTCCCATTGTTTCATTGCAAATATAACCTCATCCATCATCTTTGAGTCAACAGATTTCGGACCTTCTTGGAATACTTTTGGCATTTCGTGCTCGACTTCAATGAGCCAGGATAACGCTCGATTAAAATCGTCAACAGTAATGACGAGGGCGTTTCCTCGGTCAATAGCCGACACCATCGACAGCTTGAGCAGGTGTGGATATCGTCGGCCCAGATAATGCTCCAGCCTTTTGTGCGTCGGAACAGGCGGCTCTCCAGCGTTGATCCAGGCTTCGAAGGCCTTGTAAGCCGTTTCATCGACATGGAATTCTCCGTTCAGAGTGTTGATGATTTTCAAATCATGGATAAGATCGTGTGGCTGGCGGAGGTCGACGGCGTTGAATCTCACTCGCTTCTTCGGAACCTCCCCTGAGTAAACGAGGATGATTCTGCTTGTAAAGCCTTGGCTCCAAGCTTCTTCTGGAACGAAGTCAAATAAGTGGCTAGGAGTTGTTCCGCCCAGGATAGAAAGTTGGGGTCGTTTAATCTCTCTGCGAAGATCTCCTGTTCTCTTTTGTTCCTTATATGGATGCACAACGTCATAGAAAGTTGTGAGTCGAGCGATGAGTTCGAGATCGTAAGATGGGAGGAGGACTTGAAGGTCATCTGGCATCACCGTCATTGTGTGGTAGACCTTGGCGTGGGGAGTGCCGATCCACTGAACATCGTTGCGTTCTGATTCCATCAAGGCGTCGACGAGGGAGGCTCCGGTAACGGAGGTTGGAGCGAAGTGGAATTTCTCCAAGCTTTCAAGGAGTGTTCTTGCTATCCCAATCGTCTGTGACTTCCCTGCAGCAGGAGGGCCGACGAGGATTGTGTAGAGGTTTGGGTACAGGGTTCCAGGAGATTGTATCCAAATCTTCTGCTCCAAGCAAGCAGCGAGGGTGGTGATCGCAGACCAACGGCGGTATAACTCACAGCTCTCCGTTTCATCGGATGCATACTCTACGAACCGGTCGATCCAAGATGCTAACCTGCGGCGTTCGCTTCCGTTTGTCCCCACCCCTGTACGTCTTGAGGCCGTCCGGATTGGTTTCAGCATGATAAATACCCCAATTCCAACCAGTTTTGACTCCGTATGGAATGACAAATTCCCTTCGGCCTTTAAGCTGAATGGGGTAGCGTAGCTGGTCTAGGACCAGCGGGACTATTTCATCTTCAGCCTCCTGTGGATATTGGAAAAGGATTGCGTCGTGGATTTGCATCAGAAGTTGACATTGGTTAGCTTCCCACACCTTGAGCATCCCACGGTTAAGGATATCGGCGAGTGAACCCTGAGGATCGAAAGCAATCGCTTCTCGCAACACTGCGGGATCGTCACGGCGACCCCAGAAGCAACGCTTGCGTCCCGTGAGGGAGATGAGGTACCCACTTCTTCGGATCTGGTCTTCGACGTGTTCGTGCCATCGCTGATGGGCAGGGAAGGCGGAGAAGTACTTGGACTGGAAATCTTCAATGAGATCCTGTTCGACGTGAGCTTGGATTCCAAGAGTTCTAGGTTTGCCTCCGTAATTAGACCCGTGGCCAATTTTCTTGCACATGAAACGTCGGTCGTAATGTCGATAGTAAGGTTCTTCAGCCAGTTCTCGATCGCGTTCAGCATCATTTGTCCATCCCAAGTTTGGCCAAACGAGCTTCGCGACGTTAGTGTGTAGGTCACCCCTCTCACACGCATTGAGATAAGTTCCATCTCCAAAGAGATTCCACTCGATTGCTCCGACACATCTACTCTCCCCTTGTTGTGCATCTGCATATGCCATTTTCATCCCTGGATCGGCGATAAAAATTGACCGAAGGGCCTCTTCGATATTCTGAAGGTTAGTCCCGGTTCCAAATTCACTAAAGGACGAGGACAATCTTCCAGTAGTCGTTCCTCCGATGTTGTAGGAAGTTCGCATTCGACCGTCAGGGTCAATTTCAGTCTTGAGAACTGATATCTTCTTGCCAAGGTCACGCAGACATTTAATATGGAAGCAAATCGCCATAGCGATTGGGTAGACTTCCATCTTTTCAAGAGCGTCCCTGTTAACAGTCGGCCTTCCGAGGCGTCGTATAGGGGGAATTCCAAGACGATCATAGAAGAGCTCCATTAGTTGGGTGGGTGAACGCCAGTTGAATCCAAACATCCCGCAGGATCCACGAACAATTTCCTCTAAGGATTCCTCGAAGGCTTCGAGTTTTTCGTGGTATTCTTCGACGACTTCAGCCCTTCGTATGGCATCGACCAGAACTCCCCGTAGCCGCATTTCGAGCACTGGTCCCTGTAGACTACGACTGAAGTTGTATGTCCCTCCTGTGTGATTATCAAGCTGTGGGAGAAGCACTGAAAGCACTTCAGAGGTAACCGTACAGTCGAGGCCATTGTAAATTTGACTCCTCTCAAAGGGGGTTAAGGTTTTGAAGTCGGTGGTGGAGGTGTTGATGATTTTCATTTAGTCGTCCCGCTTGATCGTATCATGATCTGTTCTCATATGTTTCCAAGCCCCCTCATCAGTATACAGTGATCCGAGAAACCCCAGTCCCTTCAACGACTCAGGCTGCAACGCATGATGCAACAGCATCGTATCGTGCTCAGCGTTAGCTACTCTGATTCCTGCTGCCCTGTAGAGGAACGCAATATCGTAGAGGCCGTTTTGGAATAACTTTCTGATGCTTCCTTCAAGGATATCTCGGATAAAATCCCAAGCTTTTTCTTCAGCATCTCGAGATCCCCAGTAATTTTTATCCTTTCTTCGAGTGTCAAGGAATGGAATAGTAAGCGCCACACTTGCTGATGGTGCGAATCCAATACAGGTAATTTGGTGGCCAGCAGTCTCAATGTCAACAGAGAGCACTTCGCAGTTGACAAGGTAAAGTCTACTGAATGCATGAAGATCCTCCAAGGTTGGTTCGATCCAGATCTCACGTTTCGGCCGACGAAGGTCAGGGAATTTCGACTCTCGAAGAGCTTTGGCTAAGTCGAGAACGACGACTGGTCGAAGTTCCCATTGACGAAGGACCGCAGCAGGGTGATATGTGGGCAATACCTTAAATCCGCTAACTGTGTGAGTTGAGATATCAGTCGTTCCCCTGAATTTTGAGATAGCAGTTTTGCCAAACATGGCCCACATAGCCGTATTTCCGAGTGCAATGATAATGTTTGGATTACATTCGAGTATCTCGTCTCCCAATCGGAGAAGTTCTGGCTCGAATTCAGATCGGATGTACTTTCCGGATCCAATTGCAGGATACCCTGGAATGGCATTTGACTTCGCTCCACAGAGGGCTTCGATTTTGTTCCACTTAGGCCGAAGGTTGAAGACGTTCGTGAGGAAGCACTCGGCTCGTCGAATTCCTGCTTCCGCAAGCATCTTCGTAAGGTGGTAACCAGACGCTCCAACAAATGGGGCACGTTGCTTCTCCTCTTCAGCTCCCCAAGCTTCGCCAAGGATGAGGATGTTCATGATACCTCCGTGAGGAAGGGGAGCATTTGCGCTCCCCCTTGACGAAGTTAGTTGGTAACTGGTGCAGTGTACTTCACGTTAGCGTAGGTACTCTCCCCATCATCGGAGAGAACGTGTTTGACGTTAATCACAACCTCCTTCCCAACACACTCTTCGATCATATCATCCCGACTCGGACCCTTCCGCAGCACTCCAACGTCACTGAGGAACTTGTCCAAGCGACTGATTGCATCAGGAGTTGTGTAGAAGGTGATCCGTGGGCTGGTCGTTCCGCGAAGCTTCTTCGGCTCTCCGCCTTCACGCTTCGACCATTCCTTCAGCTCGCCTTCATCTACATCATCGAAGGCTTCGAGAATCTCCCCATTAAAAGTGACGTACGGAGTTCCCTTCTTCGTCGACTCATCCCTGATAGGCTGGCCCACGATCTTGACAAGGTAGGAACCAACAGGTAGGGGCTTTGGACGTTCCACAACTCCCGAATGGGGAGCATTCATAAGGGTATCCGCGAGACTGAGTTGAGGTTTTGCCATTTTACATTCTCCTGAGTTTTGGTTTCATGATTTGAGGTTTGGGTCTGAGAGTTTCAAAAATCTTCGCAAGTCCGTCTTCAACATCAAGTTGTTTCTCCATCTCAAAGGGTTTCGGATTGGCTAAGTCAAAGACCGTTGATGAGACTGTTTCTATTACACGTTTCCCTCCTGCTTTGGTTGTGTATCGGACGACGGTGTTGAAGTAACGTGGAATCGCAGGGCTCAAAGCTGATCCGACGGCGACAGGATACCCTTTGATCTGGCCTTCGATATCCATGTACTTCACATGACTGATCACGATCACGTTGGTTCTGAAGGATTCTCCAGTGACGTAAGCGAGGACATGCTCGACAGCATCCTGTGCGCTTTTGTAAACAGCTCGTATATCATGCTTACCTGATTTCGTTTCTCCGCTGAGGGCTTCATGGAAGTCGAAGGCTGCATCAGACATGAAGGTAAGGGAGTCGAGGACGAGAATGCAATCAGGTCCCCAGTCCGCAGGTCTTCCCAAATCAACGTCGTCGTACTTCCAGTTGTCCAGCATCTTAGCAGCGGTGATGAATGCCCTTGGCTTCCCTGAAACCTTGGGTCCTTCGGAAGTTGATACCCTGTCATCTCTGAGTGTCCTGTATTCGACGTTGTTGATTTTGTCTGGGCATTCTCGGAGGACGAACTGTTTGAGAACGTCCAGTCCGTTATCAAAGTCCAAGATTCGGAGGCGATACCCCGCTGATACAAGCGAAGCCAGCGAGCCAGTTTTGCCGCTTTTTGAATCCCCCTCGATGAGCATCTTTGTTTGTTCATTGGATTGATGTTGGGCTAGGTTCGGCATTGGCGATTACCTCTGTGTAGAATGTGAGAAGGTCACCCTCCTTAACATCCGCATGGGGGCCAGTGATCTTGATGACAACTCTGTTGGGAAGTTCCACCCACCAGTCTAGTACCCTCCCATGTTGTTCAACTTTGATGACGGGGAACTTTCCAACTACGACTTTGAACCTCATCTTGGCTTCAAGTGAGTCCATTTTACCAACTCCTTATCTTGTCTTCAACGGATTCCAAGGTTCACCTCTTACAAAATCTGACTTGAGGAACTTTTCACGAACTGAGGGAGACTTCGAGCAAATCTGCCGAAACTTACAACCTCCGTACTTATCACAGGCAGTGTCATTCATCGGCCAGCTTTCAGAGGTAGCGCAACCCTTCATAACGTTAGTCCAATGCCGAAGGTCTTTGAGCCATTCCTCATTCTGATCCGCGGTACGATACGTGATACCACGGGAGAATTCGGAGAAATCCTCCTTGACCTGAGCTACGTCGATGATGACACCTTTGATCGGAGTCCCGATTACAATCTGCCCCGCGATGGAGTAGAGGGACATTTGGTTATCAGGTTGGTACTGATCGAAGTAATACGCACTCGGCACGCTGTAGGTGGTTTTGTGATCCATCACGAATGGGTCACCATTGAACTCCACAACACGATCAAGGTGCCCACAGAGAAGGTAAGGTTGATCCGCGACGCTCCAATCGAGTTCGAACTTGAACGACAGCTCACAAGCTGGCTTTCCATTCGACAGAATCACCGTCTTTGCTGGGTCTGTTTCCTTTGGATACTTATCCAAGTACCAAACAACCGTTCGAAGAAGCGAA